TGGTTCACATGCACCCACTCCACCTGGGATCTGATCCTTTGTGAGTTTTCTCTGCATGGTCAGACCGCTTGATTTAAAAGTCTGATGCATACTCTCTTTGATTGTTTTGCATTGATCATCGAGTCTTCGTGCAACCGAATCTGTTGCGACTGAACCTGATTGTATTCCACCTTTGAATGTAGTATCTCTTTGCGACATAATGATTCCTCTAAATTAAGTTGCTAACAGTATAGCACTCTTAAAATGATTCGTCAATAGTGTCCAAACGCCCAATACTTTTCTTTGCACCACCAGCACTCTTCACAAGGTTCTGACTGGTCTGCGATACAACTAGACGTCATCATGAGTAGTCTATCTAAGTTTAGTTCGTTGTAGCAATGGGCAATAAACTTCTTGTCAACGTCACCAAAAGGTAGTACCCATGTTTCTTTGGATAACCGAGTAAGTTCTGCTGAATCTGCATCACCAGCCTTGAGTGGTCTATCATCATTAGGCATACCTTGTGTTACACCACGAATCACGAAATCAAGACTGTGACGTCTTGTCATATACTCATAGTTAGCCTTATGATATTCCTCTTTGGATATGGGAAGGTTTTTGTCATATGCAAAGATGTGCGGTTTCTTTATAATATTATGCCAATCACGCAAATGATATTTGACTGAACCGATTACAGCTTCCGCTACTTTCCAACTCTGTGCTTTCTTTCTACTCACATCATAGCCATGGATAGGATAAATGTAAGTTGGTTGGTCTCTGTCTTGTATTTCTTTTGCAAGTAGATAGAGGATCAATGCAGAGTCGGCTCCGCCAGATAAAGAGATCCCAACACGTTCAATATGTCTGGGAAACTTTTCAAAATAGTCTACCTCTTTACCGTCAAACTTTAGTATCATATTGCTCTCTCACCTCTAAAAAACGTGGTAAATATTTATAGGGTTCTATCGTGAATACTTGTGGTTCGTTACCATCAACAGTAATCAAGATAACTCCTTGCTTGATAGGAACACCAGTGCGTTCATAAAATGCAGCAGCATAGAATGCGGTTTGAATGAAGTAGTTCTCGATCCATTCTACCTTCTTTGGTTTCCTAGAAGTTTTGAAATCTATTATCGACAACTGACCATCAAACTCTGCAATACAGTCTACTTGACCTGCGCATCTCAGCTTATCGCTATACAGATATTCCTCTTGAAACCATACATTGTTAAGTCTCTCATCGATGATCTTTTTCAGATCTAGAAACGACGCTAGGTTATTGGGCATTACACCTACGCTCCAATCAGGGACATTATCGATGTAGTCTTCTGCCAACTTGTGTACAGCAGTGCCACGAGTAGATGCTTGCCGAGATATCTTGTTTGCCTCTTCTGCCCCAACTCTGTTTCGCCATGCTATAATGGCATCTTTGTTTAACTGACTGAGTACAGTAGTAATCGATGGATATGCTTTACCCTCTGGAGTAAAATATCTACGACCAGCTTCGGTTGTTTTCCTTGAGATCTTTGGTAAAGTCACCCCATGATTGAAGTGGGTTATCATAATACATTCCTTTTAGTTAGACTATTATACCATACTTAGCCTAACAAGTAAAGGGCAGAGTTACCCCCACCCTTTTGTTTAGATCCATTTTCCTCTGAGATTACCGTTCTCAGTGATTCTTAGTCTACGCTCTAGATCACCATGATCTTTTGCTGCACCAAGATACTCGTCACGGTATTCTGCATCGGTCTTTGGTCTTACTGTGTTCCAGATTTTTCTTAGAATACTCATCGGATAGATTCTCCATTTCGAATGCGGTACAATACATGTTCTGGATTTTCATTCGGATATTCGATACGAATGAAATCATAGATCGTTTTGTTCGCAGATGCCTGACGGCTTGCGATAAATGCCGCACCTAGTAGAACCATTGCAGAACAGATTGTTCTGAATGTTTTTCCAATGAGATGTAGTAAGTAACTAAGAGGTTTCTGTAAGTAGTTGGCTTGTGCCAGTATTAGCTGTGTCATTTTGTTTCCTCGTTTGACCAATATTGATTTTACGAGGACGCATTTCTTCTGGGATAACATACTGCAATTCGATTGCCAGAATGCCATCTTGAATATCTGCTCCGTTTACATTTACATGTTCAGACAGCCTAAAAGTGCGTTTGAACTTCTTCGTGGAAATACCACGATGAATAAACTCTCTACCTTTAGATTTATGTTCACCTTTTACAGTTAGTGTTCGGTCTTTAACCTCGACGCTGATCTCATCTTTTGAAAACCCAGCAATAGCAAGTTCAATGAGATAATCCGTCTCATTGGTTTTAATAATGTTATGGGGAGGATAGTGGTCATTCGCATGAGTGGCTGTGAATTCCAACTCTTTAAACAAATGGTCAAACCCTACAAAAGATGAACGAGGGAATAGTGTGTGTAAGCCTGTCATAATTTTCTCCTTTTACAAGCAAGATTGGTGAGTCCAGATTATCTGCAACTCTGTAGTATATATAAGCATTGTTGTCTCTTTATTCAAGACAATTTTGCATATTTCTTATGCACTGTGATCATATGTAGTCTTTTGGGTTTATGTCTGTACCTTCGATACCAAATGAGAACCCTACTCTAGATCCTACAGGTTCTATCAAGTGATATGTTCCTCTTGGTATCCATATGATATCATACTTTTTAAATCTTTTCTTAAATATCTGACGAACGCTGGATCTATCTCCATAATCTAAGTTGTCCACCAGTTTTGCACCTTCTACGCCTTCCCAAATGGAAAGATTTACTTCTCCGAGACCCTGCATGTATATAACATCCATGGCATCTCGATGTATATTGAAACTCTTAGAGTTTGGTCCTATAGAGCCAAAGCAGATTAAAGTTACCTTGTTCTTATAAAACTTTTCTTCTAGCTGTGCTACCATTTCTTTTAGCTGCTTGGGTAGAGATCCTCTTTTGTGAGCATCAAGTAGCGTAAAGTTATTCTTCCTTACGTTACCACCGATCCTATTTTTCATGTGAGTGTCGAGTAGTCTAAGACACCTTTCCCAATTAAAGTTCAGTTCTCTCTGACCAAATCTCCATTGGTAATACTGACCATCACGAATGGTTTGATCAAACTTAGCACTTTTCCATGTCATTTTAGTTTCATACCGTAAGGCCATTCACCTTCTAACGTCCAATATTTTGAATTATACCAAGCACTGTCCAAGGATAATATCGGTCCATATCCTTTCGAACGTAAAAACTTGTACCACTTATACATCACTTATTTCCAATATTATACTTCGGACATAGTTCCCATGTTGACTTTTCTTTGAAAGGAATAATTTTAATCTGTCGAAGTGGAGCCATTTGAAGTTCTTCTTTTTTAGCAAACTGGATGAGACCCCAATCACTCAATAAAGTAGCAATGGTATTCCTACGAGCAACGTCGTTGACTTCAAAGTTGGATTTCTTTCCATCCAAAAGGAATAATTCCTTAAAGTGTACAATGAAATACCTTCCTTGTTTGTGTAAAATATGACAAGATTGATATAGCTTCTTATCTTGTCGAGATGCTACACCTATTCTTGTGAGAGTTTCACGAACCTTGAGAAAATCGTCTGGTTCGTTTAGTATTATTTCCAACATGCTTGCTGGAGACCAATCTACAATATCAGCCACTTGTTCCATAATCTTCACCTTTACAAAAATGATTTAATCTTGGAACTATTTATAAAATCTAGATTTCTACCTTCCGCCCTTGAACAGCTTCTTTTCAATAAAATCTAGGTGTTGTTTATCGATGAGTGGTAAGACTTGACGTGCCTTGCTGTCGTTGTATCCATAGTATTCTTTAATCAAATCGATAGAATTCGAATCATCTTTCTTTGACCACTTAGAAAACCTCTTACGTTTGCGCACAATGTTGCGCAAAAAGTCGTACTGCATTCGGTTTTCGAGATGATGATGTTTGTTCATCTCATTAGCCATGAGAACTGTATCAGCAAAGTAACTTAATGATCTGTTGATCATAAAAGGTAAATATGACTTCTCGGTCATATCATCAACCATAATATCTTTCTTGGTTGTGTTGATTGAGTTTACATAATCAAACGGTTTCATAGGTTACCTTCAATACCAGAATCTACATTAGGCCATTCTACACGATCTATGTTGTCTTGTAAAGATCCTGATGTCAACTTTTCTGATGGACCTTGCATCACATCTTGACCAGCGTAATATAGTTGTGGCACTGTTTTATGACCTTTATCTCTCATAAACTGCTTTGCATAAATATCATTAGAGATATTGAACACCTCGTATTCATGACCCCATTCAACCAAAGATTCTTCTAACTTGCGGCACCAACCGCATTTGTTCTGTGTATATAAATGTAGTATCATTTGAACTTAACATCTCCCATGATTTCGGTCATACAAGCAACAAGGTTGACTTCATGATCCGCAACGAATGCATCTTTGTATCCATACTCAGCAATGATAAGAATCAACTGAGGAATAGATTGTGGTAGTACTTGATCGTCCATTTGATCATATACCCCTCGCAAGATAGCAGAAGTACTTAGATCTGAATTGTTAACCACCCAACTACGCATAGATTTAAAATCTTTGTTTTTGAGAGCGGTAAACAGTTGGTCAAATAGTTGATCTGTGCCTGTTGTGGTAGTTAAGGTGAACTCACCACCAACACAACTGCGCTGCAACTCATTTAAAACCCTTCGCCAATCTGGTAGATATTTCAAAATCAAGGAAGCAAGATCTG